AGATCCTTGACGTCATCCTGGTCGGCATCCTCGGAAAAGATGGCCTCGGCAGAGAATGCCGAAAAAAATTCGTCCAGTTCTGCCTCTTCCGGCATCATGTCATCTTCCTCGACGTGCTTCATACCGCTGGCAAATGCTTCCTTGACCAGGTCAAGGTCTTCCGAGCAGGGGTTCGTTCCGGATGCGATCATCTCAGCAATCCCGGCAAGCCTTGCCGACATTACCTCGTCGTCGCATGCATCAGCTAGCTCCATGATCTGATGATGCATGCGATCAGATGCGGAGGGTTGCGTACCACCCGATAGGTCGGGGCGCCGGTTCCAGGTGAATGACGTCGGCTCCGGCATGGTCTGGGGAGAAAAGGCAATGTACTGGGCCGCGCGGCCAAGGTCGGAGTACCTCTGGTCATCTGCGGAACATCCGCATGTCTCTGCTAGCTTTGCGTGTATTTCCTCGATCTGGTTGAGGTCGACCATCGAGCTTTCGCCGAGCAGTTCCTGGGAAGCGACGGCATACCCCTTGGGGCCATGCATGCTTTTCAGCCGGCGATTGATGGACTGCATGCTTTCCCTTACGGCATTCACGTAGCTTTCAGTACCCTCGTGCAATCGCAGGGCATGACCTGATCGGCGCAGGCACATGTAGTCCTCGCTGAGAGAATATATCTTTTCCGCTATCGCGTCATGGTTGGTGCCGCCGTTGCTGATGTGGCGGGCAAATGCCCTTGCACCTGCCATGTGTGGGTGAGGATATGCGAATCTCTCACCAAGGCGATTCTCGACGAACAGTGCCTTGATGTGCCTGGTGCGTGCTCCGTGCTTTTCCTCGTTGACCGATTCGGTATGGCGTATGATCAGCTTGGCCTCGCCTATGCGCTGGAAGGAGCTCTTGGTGGTACCAAACACCTTGCTAACGTCCTTGCTTTCCTTGATGTTGTTCACGGCTTCCTCCCTTGGATCTATTTCCTTATCAAAATCCTGCCAATTGACCTTGATGCCTTCTCGTAGGCCAACGGCTGATCTAATGTGATCTATCAGATCCTTGACCATCTCGAAATCGTCATCATTGTGTAGATCCGGTGTCTTTATTTCGATGACGCTTGCCTGGCCCTGATCCCTGACGGCGACCAGGATGGTAAAGCTATCCAAATCCGGATCCTTGCTTTCGAACGTGGCAAAGAATCGATTGGCATCGATCGGTTCGATGGTCTCGTTACCACGTTCGTCATACATGGTCATCTTGATCAAGCCACGGCCAGGCGCCTTGATGATGCCGTAGACCTTCTTCCTGATGATCTTCCAATTAAATGACATTCTGATCTCCGTAGATGCTGGAGATATTTAGCTGATCATCACCGAGAACGGCATCGGATCCCTGGATTCATGCCCATCATCGCCGTCGAACACGTCCTTCATCATCTCACCGACCTTGTCGTCCCAATTGGTGACCATCTGCATCATCCTTATGCAAAGCATGGTGCTCATCACGCAATCGTCGTTCTCCCCTTGCTTGGCAGCAAAACTGTCTCCCTTGCTAACGAAGAACTTGAGCTCCTTTACCAGCATCTTGCTGTTGACCGTGAGCTTGTTGCTCTCGAGCAGGCTTTTCATCTTGGTGCATGCGGATGCCTTGGTACGACCGTTGGTGTTCAGGCCTTTTCGCAGCCTGACCGTGCCAGGGCGTCGGGGTTCGTGCAGGAACTGTCCCATGAAATTCTCCTCGCCGATCTCGTTTACGGTGAGAAGGGCTGCCTCGCCCCAGGAATTGTTTTCTAGGGTGTAGTATATCTCCGGCTCTCCCTTGTAACCCGTGCCCTTGATGTCTTGGTATATCCCGTTGATTATGCCCTGCATCGTGCGGACCTGATTAGGGATGCTGGTCCTGTTTGAGGTCCATTCGGCGACCTGCACCATGTCAGGCAAGCTCCATACCTGTATGCAGGAGCTGTCCTTGCCAACGCCCGCGCTGGGATCCAATGAGACCAGATAGGTTCGATCTGACTTCACCTTATCATACCATCGAACATCGCCATGCGTCTTGTAGATCGGATCTATGCCCCTCAGCCGTTGCAGGGTTAGGCTGTTGATCAGGGTTGATTCCTCACCGGCGAACGCGCATTCATATTCCCTCTGGAACTTTTCAAATCCGATCTTGGCACGCTCACGTGCTGCCCATTCCTCATCCCTGCCCGGAACCTCGCTGTAATGCGCGGTGAATGCCTTGAATCCGTTCTTTCCAACACCCTCTGGTATTTCGTTTCCGTCCTCGTCGATGGTGGCGGTCGCACCAAACCAAAGCGCGGAGAACATGTCCTCGTCGCTCTGTGGGGTGGAGGTGATGATGCACTTACCTCCGGTAGCCAACGTCGGCGCCATTGCTGACCAAAACTCCTCGGCCATCCTAGGCTTCACAAACGCGAACTCGTCCAGGTAAAGGAGGCTGATGGCAAGACCACGTCCGGAATCCGGGGTGGTGGTCGTTGCGAGTATCCTGCTACCGTTGTCGAATCTTATGCTGGTAACGTTGTATTCGATGACGCCGGGTCGTATGTAGTTGGGCATCTCCTCGTATGCATACTTGACTCGCATCATGATCTCGTTGGCGGCCTTGAACTTGTTGGCCGCGATCAGTATCGTTACGTCTGGGTTAAAGAATGCATACCAAAGCAGGTACCCGGCAGCCGTGGTGGTCTTCCCACTTTGCCTAGGTATCATCGCTATCGTGTTTCTGTAGTTTCGATAGGTGCGTATGAGATCCCTCTGGAATGAATATGCCTCGAACGGTATCTTGCCTTTTACCGAATGTTGCACATACATGTAGTGTTCCATGAAGTAGATCGGATCATTCGCGCATCGAACGAATTCCTGTAGCTGCTCGGCCGTGTAAGTGGTTGGCTGGTTAGGAGCCTTGAGCTTTTCAAAGTCTGCGGTGTTTTTTGCCATTTTTCATCCAATGATGGTTAGTTTAGGTTGAGTATTTCATCAACCGAACGCCATGTTTTGCGGCGCTCATCAGCTATACTTAGCATCACTTCGGATATGACGGCATCAATATTGCGTTTCCAATAGTTTAGAAACTGATGCGTTCGCATCAGCTCGGGTATTCGATCCTCGTAACCCCACGTAAATTCCTGCAACAGAGTTGGGTGTGCAGGCATGTAATAGATGACCTGTATCAATACGGGCCTTACGTTGGTGATGAGCATCCTTCCTCCATCCAAATTGCTCTTATTCCTGGATCACTTCAGCGACGGCTGGCGCTTGACGGTGCTCATCGGACTACGGCTACCATCGTCCACCGGCTTGTCCCCGGAAAATGGATCCTTATCAAATTCCGGCTTGGTTGGGTCGCTAAGGGGGCTCATGCTCCCATCCTCGTTCTCCGCCTCGGAAATGTAGGCTTTGTATGCTTCCTGCAGATTATGGAAGATGGAATCGGCCTTCTCGGTCAGCGGATCATTAAGAGTGTTGTCACCCTGCTTACCAAAATGCTGGGGAAGCCTATCCGGCTGATAGACATAGGTCCCAACATCGACCTCCTCACCCTCATCGTCAACTTCTTGATGGCCGTGGTCGAACTCGGCCATTTCCTCATCCAACTCAGCTGACATGTCCTCGATGTCTTCGGCGGCTAGGGACTGCGGGCATTCGTGCTCGTCGTGATCAGATGCTCCGCAAATGCTGCATGTCTGCTCGTCCATTTCGGATCCCATTTCTGGTTCTCCGTCCACGGATGGACCCGACATTGCCGGTGCCTGCACCGATGCAGGCATTTCGGTCGGAGCCGGTGACGCAATCGGGGTCGGAAGCGTTGAGCTGCTGGACCCCTTAAGACCAGCTAGCTGGACGATTCTCGAAACCTCGTCGGCATCAATGCTATCAACGTCTATGTTGGTGGTGTCGCTCGTTACCTTGAGCTGATAATGTCTGTCCATGTCAGTTCTTCTCCACTGGCTTTAGCACCTGCTTGGCCTTGCCGGTCTTTGGGTCCTTGAAGAACTTGACCTGGGGAATGGCGTCATTTGACATGGTGCCCGTGTTGTTTAACCATTTATCGTTGACCGGTGCGGTATCATCTCCAGACGAGATCGGCATCGGCGCACCCTTGATGTGGGCGTTGAAATTGCTGGTATCCTGCATCGGTTCTCCAGGAGCAACATCCTCCATCTGTATCCAGCTGAACAGCGGAGAAGGAGGATCTACCTCCATCGTTGGACGAGATTCAGCAACACCGGCAAGGTATGTCAGCAGCTTCTTGTTGTATTCATTTCCGAACAACGGATCAGCAGGTGGTTGCTCGGCTTCCGGATATTCTCGGTCGGTGCTGAGCCTTGCACCATCAACCTCTCCGTCCGCCTTGGCTTTCGCGTCGGCCTTTCGTTCCCAAGCGTCAAACTGCGAATACAGTTCGATCGGTTCGTTTGAGCTCCTGACCGCCAGCAGTTTTTCGGATATATTTGCCGCATCCTTCAGGTCCTGCAGGAGTATGTATTGGCTGATCGGCATGCCAAGCGTGACCTTCATCGAATGCACCTGCCTGTTGCGGACGTCGATGAAATCCTTGTGATTGTCCTCGACCAACACCGGTTCCTCGGCATCAAGCAGATCATACTTCTTGAGCCAAGATTCAATGATCTTGACCTGATCGTCCGTGGGTCGCACGGCGAACTTGATGAAATAGACATGCGCCTTTGAGCTCTCGGCCAGGTAATCCCTGAAATTCTTCATGATAATCGGCTCCTATGTCGGTTATTTATCCACCGGTGCTCATTTGCTTCAGCTGTTTGAGTATTTCATTTCGATCCAATGTTACCGCGGTACCCTCGACGGTGTTTGGATCATTGCCTCCCATGCGATCGATCCTCTGCTTGTCAAGCTGCAATCTCAGGAGCTTGAGCTTCTTTTCTACCTTGAGATGCTTGGCATCCACGGCGATCTTCAGCATTTGGCTAGCCCCTGAGAAGATCTCACCGGCATGCCTGACCTCAACGTTCATCCCAAGCTCCATCATGTCCTTGTGGGCCTGCTTGGCTAGATCTGCTAGTTCGTCCATTTCAGCATCATGCTGATCAAAATGGTCGATCTTATCGAATTCCTTGCCGATTTCCTCGGCGTGTTCGAGGGCAGCTACGACCTCTTCGCTGGTCGGAGGTGCACTCCTTACCAGATCAAGATCCGGTAGCTCGAACACCTCCTCTAGCTTGTCAAATTGCTTGCTCATGTCATCTCTTTTTCAGCTGGTTGCCCTTGCGTATGTACAGCTCGTTCTCGGTTAGTATCCGAAAGGTGAAACCGTTTTTCTTGCACCATTGCATCGCTGCCGCCCATTTTGCGGTGTTGATCAACAGAGCTGCCTTGTCTCGCTTGCTCCTGGCGTTTTCAGCGATCGCTTCCTTGGCAGGCTTGACCTCCACGAGCTCTGCTCGCTTCCTCCCATGTTTGTCCTGGTAGACTATGAGGAAGTCTGGTATGTAAACGCTGCGCTTTCCGGTCAACGGATTGATGTATGGAATGCTGACGCTTTCGCTGGCCCAGTTGATGACGTTGGGATGTTGGTCCAGCAGGGTCATCACCGTCAGCTCCCACGAGCTTCTGTAGAAAGGTTGTGAATTACCCACCAGCTTGTGCGGGTTCTTTGGAACGAATAGATCTTGGCTGTACTTGCTCATGGTTGGTCCGTGATCGCGGCGCTGATGCTACCCCTGAGTGTTGGATTGTTCGCCCATGGTGGCGACGTGTTTTCGGTCATCACTCCGATCTGGGACCCCTTTGGCTTGAAGGCGTTGTATGCCCTGATCAGCCGAAGTCCGACATTGTTGTTTGGGAACAGCGAGCTTACCGAAACTCCGGTTACTGCGGACTCGTATGCGGCCACGCTTGCGATAGCCTCTACCAATTCAGGAGGGACGTTCTTGCTGCCCATCGCGCCCTTGGCTAGATTGACCGCGTGTGCCTTGATCTTCGGATCATTTGGTCGTTGGGGATTTGCTAGCATGCTGGAAGATGCTGGCTGACCTGCTAGCGTCTGGCCGGTCAGATCGTCAACGAACTGATAACCACCGTCTCGTTGGCTGACGGAAACCTGCCCGCTACGTTGCGCTAGCTGTTGTCGTATGGTTTGTTGTACGAAATTAGTGGTTGCCATTCCGATACCTCATGTTAAAAGTCAAACGATCCAAAATTAAGATCTCGACCACCAGCTGTTCCGGCATTGTATGGATTTGGTATCTGCATCGGATTGGAAATCGCCGGAATTGTCACGGTCTGTCCCGGGGGCAATCCGGTAGTTATTCCTGCTACATTATACCCCCATACCTCCGTTGTTGCACCAGTCTCTGGCGGCAAGTTGGTAACCGTAACGACGTCGTTATATGGCGCAACCGCTTGATCCAGTGATTGGTTAGCGTTGTTTATGATATTCTGACCAAAAATCCTAGGTAACGGTGCTTGTGGTACGTCCGGAATGGGGATTTTTACGAAGAGAGTATCAATTGGTAGCCATCCAAATCTTGACGGGTCTCTTATTGGTTTTCCAAATGCCTCATATTCGATTAATTCATACTTAAAACTGATCCCCAATTCTTCGGGTTCACTGCTGGAATAGTCCTTCGTCTGCCAATCAATCAGTGTTATCTTTGGATTGATGTAGCTAAATGCGGTGTAGGTGTTGGCATAGAACGCATAAACCGTTATCTTATCAAAAAATTTGGTATCTTCTGATATTGGTCGAAACCCCCATCCGCTCTCATCGGTAAACGTCGGGTCAATTGGTGATTGTCCGTATGCCATCTTAGTTTTGATACGGCTATCACCGAAGTAATAGGTAAAGTAATCAATCCAAGTTGCCATAGCCGAGTCATCGACGGTATCATATAGTTTTATCGAGGCTTCGGAATAGTCTGCACCGGTGTATACCAACCGTTTCTTGTTATATTGGTTCAGTTCGGTCGTTTTTATCGTGATCTTTGGCTTGTCGATCTGCTTGACCTTGAACGATAATCCCCTGTTGCCGTTGTACGTGTTAAGGTCGGTGTTTCCGGTTATCATGGCCCGGCCGCCAGCGCTCAAGACAAACTCAACAAAAAACATGAATTTTGTCTTCGGTACTGCTGTTACTACCTGATTTGGACTTCCTACGCCAAACGCTCTGGTTGCGGTTCGTGGAGATCTCAATATTGTTTCGGTTATTGTCATGTAGATATTTACCACGAAGAAGGGCGGTGCTATTGGCACCGCCCTTCTTGCACGGTTCTATCTATAACTCAGGAGCGTTACGGAGCCAGGAAGTTTAATGCGTCCTGGTATCCGGCCGTCAGCAGCTCGCTTCCCTGCGTGGCATTATCGTAGCGAACGGTCAGCGTGATCATTACCGGATCGGAGCTCGAGTAATCCATCTGATCATACTGTACCTGCTCGAGATAACAACCTTCCAGCATCCATTCCTCCAGAACGTTGGATGGATAGCTCATGCTCCCGTCCAGCGTCTGCATATAGGTCGTGAATTTGTAGTTCATGTGCGACCGAGCAGCGCTCTGGGTGTAATGGTTCATCTGCTTCTGGAGCTGCGCGCTAACCAGCGCGGAGACGCTGTTGTTGATGTCATCGCGCAGCGTGATTTCAACCGTCTGCCATTCCGGCTTCTGGGCCAGATATACCACGTTGTTATAGCTGTGCAACGGCGTGTTGTTATGCTGGATTTGCGGCCGGCCGGCCGTGGCGACCTGCCTGGTAAAATCAATTGTCCTAGGGAAGTCGCCAAAATTTGAAACGGTAACCCTGAACCGATGCTTGAGCTTTGGCATCAGTATCGTTCCGTTGTTGACACCTGCACCTGCAGGTACGCCGAATCTCGTGAGCGTACCTGGGTTGAAATTCCTGGATGGTATAATAGCCATTACGATGACCTCCGTGCTTGCTAGAGTATTTATGCCTGAAGGTTGTTTTGAGATCATGCCAGCACCGATACCGGTGCTATCTCGGCTTGATACCTATCTGCATGTAACGGCTAAATGCCCAGGTCGGATAGTTGAAATCCAGCTGACCGGCATATAGGAGGGGGTCTAGGTCGTATGCATTGACGAACGATCCCAGGTCCGTATAGCAATCGTGGTGATCGTCGTTCGGCATGTTGTTGCTTTGCAATACCACCATCGTGCCCCCAGGAACGTTATCGTACCAATCCCTGGACGTGAAATGTTCGGTGCTTGAATTGATCACGATGTCCGGCGGCGGCCCATAATGCCCATCCGTGGGATCAATGGAGTTGCAATCCTCGGTAAATGCCTTGAAGGTCCATTCCTTCCATAGCCAGTTCTCCATGAGAACGTCGGCCACCGGTTGGCATTCCGGATCAATGTCAAAGCTTCGGATCTTGTGTATCGGTATGTTGCCCCTTGCCAGGAGCAATAGACCGGTTATACCGTGCCATCCGCCATACAACCATATGGTCTGTGGTTGATCGAAGCCGATCTTTTCTAGATTTTCACAAAGCCATATCTTGCTAGACATCTGTCCGCTGCTAAAGGCATCCTTGCAAGCAAGAAAGCGCTCATGCATGGCCGACCTGTCCGTAGACGTTCTCATCAAACCTTTCGGCCCCG